TCTGCTCCTCTCGGGTCTTGAACTCGGACTCGGCTCGGGATGCCCGCTCCTGGATGTCGCGCAGCGCCTCAAACGGGCTGCGAATGGCGCGCTCAAGAGTGACTTGAGCAGCCTCACGCTCCATGCGCTGGCGCTTAGCAGCCAATGTGGCGAGTCGTTCCTCGATCTGCCGACGTTGATCAGCGGTTTTGGCCACTGTCTCAAGTGCCGTGCGCAGCAACGCCTCTTCCTGATCGAAGTAGGCGCGCGAGCGCTCCAGGTATTCCTGCTGCGCGTTGGCCCGTAGATCGGTTGCTTCCCTAAATCGCAGGTAGCCCTGCTCTTGGTAGAGGTCAATCACCCGCTGACGGCTTCGCATGATGGCCGCCTCATCATCGGCAAGCGCCTGCAGCGCCTTCGATCGCTGCTCAATGTCCGCGAGTGTCGTCTTGAAGGCCTCACCCGGTTCGCGAATGCTACGCTCAAGCCCCGACATCTGGACCTCGCGCTCAAGCCGGGCACGCCGGGCCATGACCTCTTCGAGCCGGGCAGTGAGCTTTGCCTTTTCCTGGGTGGTCTTGGCTACGGTCGCAAGACCTCGCTTCAAGATGGCCTCTTCCTCTGCCATGTTTGCACGAAGACGCTCGGTGAAGTCGTCCTGTGCGGCGATGCGGGCGTCACTACCTTCCTTGAAGGTCAAAAATCCTTGGCCTTCGTACAAATCAATGATGCGCTGGCGATCCTTCAAAAGCGCAGCCTCGACATCGAGCGCATCCTGCAACCGCTTGACGTCTCGCTCGATGCCCGCAAGCGCCTCGGCGCGGTTGGCATCGCTTGCGGTGTTGTAGTTGAGAGTGGGCCGCTGTGGTTTATCTCCTTGGGGGTTTGCGCCCGCCTGAGCATTGCGCCGCATCTCATCGAATCGCTGCGTCACCGCGTCGGCCAGCAGCGGCATGTTCCACAGCTCGACATAGTTGCGGTTGGCTTGCTCAACGATCTGGTTGCGCTTGTCGAGCGCCTCGCGTAGCGCCTTGCGATTACCCTCCAAGAGCAAGCCAGGAACACCCCCGCGGGCGATGAAACCCCCGGCTAGCTCAATGTCAGCCCAAACCGCCTGGAAGCTGCCAACGATCGACTTGATCCCTTGAAAAATCGCACGCAGGCTGTCCACCAGCACCGCGATCGCATAGGCCGAGGTCTCTGCCCACTTGGCCAGGGTGCCATCGTCACGCAGTTTGCTGATACCGGTGACGGCGTTGTCCGTTCCGAGCAGGATCTTCTTGAGTTCTTCGGATAGCACCGACAGCGCAGGAATGGCGCTCGTCACCAGGGTCTGGGATACAAAGCTACTTTCTGCCCGCATCCGGGCCATTGCTTTGGATGCCTTGTCAGCTTCCTCGATCTGTTGGGCGGTGAGCCTGATGTTGAGGTTCTGGTTCTCTGCAAGGTCCTTCAAAAATGGCAGCATTGAGGCACCAGACTTGCCGAACAGGTCCATAGCAAGTGCCGTCTTACCGGCACCGTCCTCGAACTCAGCCAGCTTCAAGGCCACGTCGTTAAGCACCTCGGCCGGATCGCGCAAATTGCCGCCGGAATCCTTGGCAGTGATCCCGAGAAACTGTAGCGCCTTGCTGGCATCGGCCCCCTCGTCATCCACTCCAGCGAGCGCTTTGGAGAGTTTGGAGAGATTGGTGCCAATCGTCTCCATGGCGGTGCCCGAGATCGTTGCCACCGGGGCCAGGCCAGACAAAGCGGTAGTGCTCGCACCGGTCTGCTCGGACAACTGTTGCAAAGCTGCCGTTGCCTCGATCGTTCGATCAATGAAATCCCGAAGCGCACCAACCGAAGCAGCGCCGACCGCCACGGCAAATGCGGTCTTGGCCACCGTTGCCACCTGCTGCATCGACGCCTTCATGTCGTTGGCGTGGCGATCCAGGAGGCGCGCTGTGCGCCCAAGATCGGCCCTGAACTCGGAGGTCTCGGCCGAGAGCTTGACAACAAGGGAGCCAAGGTCAGCCATGATTTTTCACCTTATGAGCAAACATGGCCTTGAACCGGGCAACGTTTGCGCGGGCATCATCGCGAGGCTCGGCACGTTCGGCGAAAGGCATGAAGTCTTCCGGCGAAAACGCACGGGCGTGTTTGGCCCTGTTGGCGTTTGCAAAGGTCGAAGCAATCACTCCGCTTCTGAGATCGGCACGCATGTCGCCAAAGGGTTCAAGTTGGTAAAAGGCCATCCACTCGGTGAGTTCGTCTGACCCGATGCGGGCAAGCAGCTCGCGTACCGGCATCCCCAGCGCAAGCGCCAGGCGAAAGACGAACCGTCGGGTGGGGTTGGCCTTCAGGCCTTTTTTGCTGCCGCCGCCTGTTCAGTCCCGATGCCGTTCAGGCGCTGGGCTACCGCAAAGACACGATCGAGCGCGCGGGCGCTTTTTCTGCCCAGGGCAGCGATCTCGCCATCCTCGAAAAGACGAGCGCCTGCTTCGTCACACAAGGTGAGCGCCACGAGACGGGCCCGGACGTTTTCCATGCGGCCGTCCCGCTCGCCTTCTCGGGCAATGAGACTCGTCTCAAAGGCGTCGCGGTCGGTGCCGCTCATGGTGCGCACATACACGTCCCCGCCCCATTCGGGTACGTGAACGGTCTCGCGCGGCAGATCATCGGCTGCCAGGATGGCGTCTTTGGAAAGAATGTTCATGTACTTCATGCCTCCGTGATATCGCCATCGATTTCGATCGTGACGCTGGCCTCGACCACAGCATCCACGCCACCTTGCACGCTGAACTGCGTTACATAGCCGTAGAAAGTCCAGGTGGCTGCGGGCGTCGTGTCAGTAAAGGTGATCTTGAATTGCCGACGGGCGCGGTTTGCCCGGTCAGTGCGCAAGCCTTGATGCACGGTGTCGTCCGGGTTGAAGTGCAGGGATAGCGAGAGCTGTCCCTCATCTCGAAGGCCAACTCGCTTCTCTTTTGAGGTCGATCCAAGATTGGTAACGTCGATGACCGATGCCTGGCCGCCAGGCCCTTGGAAGGACACGACGTTGGGTATGGTCTCGAAGGTGGTGGTACCGAAGCGGGCAATGGTGATGCCCTGCGCGGTGATCGCAGTACTAGGCATAAAAGGCCTCCAGGTGAAAGAAATAACAAACGAGGGGGCGGACGACTCGCCTACCGTTACCGGTAGTAGGTGAAGTCCATAGAAATCCGGTAGATGCCGGCTTGAGGGTCGAAATCAGTCAGGCCCATGCGCACATCGGCTACGGTGTTGATGTCCGCGAGCAGTGCCGAGAGCACCTGGTCCTGCAACTGTTCGCAGGCGACTAACGTTCGGGCATAGGCGTCAACCTGAACCCGCGATCGCTTGAGCGGATTAGGGCCATCCAGAGCGATGACCCGCTCTTCGTCAATGGGCGTATAGACCAGTGTTGGGTACTGCGCATCAGCAGGCGCGACAACGGCGTACACCTGGCCGGAGGCCAGATGCTTGATGGCGTCATAAAAGTCCTGCATCGCTAGCGCCCATTCAAGGCCTTGGCCTCGATCTCAATTCGCTCCGACAAGCGCTGCTTGATGGCATCCACGGCTTCACGCCTGCGAGACTCCAGAGCAGGACGCAGAAAAGGCCGGGCGGCCATCTTGCGGGTCCCGAACTCCAAGAAGCGCCAGTACCAGGCGTCTTGCGAGAGGTTGCCTCGCTTGCCTTGGTTGCGGTACTTCTTGCCGTGGCGCACCAACACATAGAACGTCTGCCTGCCGCCACCGGAAAGCTCTCGAATGTGCTTCATGATCACCGAGCGCTTGAGCGTGCCGGGCGGAGGCTGCTTGGGGCCAAGTGACTGAGCGGCTTTGGGAGCCCGGGAGCGCGCCTCATCGCGGATCACCTTGGCGCCGGCGTAGACCGAAGCCCTAAGGCCACGATTAGCGATACGCTGGGGAAGCTCTTTAAGAGCTCGGTCCAACTGGGCAAGGCCTTCGATGCGAACCGTTTCAACCTTAGCCATCCCGAATTCCTTCGCTTGCCAAAAGGATCACGGACACATTGGCCTCATCGTCATTGAGCGCCGCGTGAATAGCAAAAGTCCGGCCGCGAAAAAGCACCCGCATCCGGGAAACCGCCTGCGGATCATCCAGATCGGGGCGGTGGCGCACCGTGATCTGATGAGTCAATTCCGCTGACACCCGGTCTGCGATGCGGGCTTCGCGACCTGAAAGTGGCTGGATATCAGCCCACACCGTAGCCACATCGGCCCAGACTTGCGTTGGCGCCCCCAAGGAGTCCTTGACCGTCGTTGGCTGCTGAATCCGGATTCGGTGGTTCAGTTGGCCTGCGCTCAAGACACTCATACGAGGCTCACCTTGAAGCCGTCGAGCAAGCCATCCACGAAGGGCAAGGGATCAATGCGACCGCGAGAAAGAACTGCCATCTCTTCCCGATGCCCGTAGAGACTTCCAACGCGCAGCTTGATCCAACTCTTTAGCCCCTCGGGTACTTCGCTGGCAGATCCGTAGCCCGCATCGAAAGTAACCGTAACGGCGCCGATTTGCGGCAAGGTCGGCGGCCAAGTCTTACCGAACACGGGGCTCAGGCGCGCCGGCTCGCAGGCTGCATCAAGCACGTAGTCACTGGCGGGCAGCACCTGCATCGTGCCGTTCATATCCAGATACTCAACGCTCACTACAGACTGAACCGGGCATTTGGCGAGCAGGATCGCGTGAGCTGGCAAGCTGAAAGACGAGCCAGACCCGGCGTGCATGAGCAAAGGTCCAGGAAAGGCGTCAAGCACCAGTCTCCAGCGGGCCGTCATCAACTGCCTGCCGGTGATGGTCTCCGCGGCCTGCCGGGCCGCAGAGATGAGCGAGCCAATCAACGGGTCATCGTCGCCACCGTCCACCCGCAGATGGAGCTTCGCCTCAGCCAGTGAGATTGGCTCCCCTGCGGGTGGTGTGACGAGTTGCAGAGGCATTTAGACGATCTGCACGACAGCGGCTTGGTTGGCGGTGCTTGCCGGCAGTTCGCGCGAGTTGATGCCAAGCACCTGAGCTGCGGTCTGGCTAGCAGCCACGCCCACCGTGACCGACAGGCGCACAAAGCCAAAGCCATTGACCGTATCCAGGTCCTCAGGCTTGACGTTGATCAGCGCCTGCTTGTTGTCTCCGCTGGCTTTAACGATCTGAGCGATTGCCTTGCCAGAGATGTCTTTGGCACCGGTACCTGAGGTATCCAGGGCCTGCTGAAGCTTCGCATCAACCGTGGCGCCCGTCCCCAGAACTCCGGTCTGGATGATGGCCAGAAGACCATGGTGGTTAGCAACAGAGATCCAGCCAGTGGTGGCGGTTCCGGCTGCCTGGCTGACAGGGTCTAGCGTGGCGAGGATGGCAAGCAGTTCGCTGCCTTTTGCGTTGGGAAACATGAATGTTCTCCTTAGAAGTTGGGGCGATCAGCGCGCGCCCAGTTGAATGAATGGGGACATCGTGGCGCTGCCCTTGGCAGGGGCGATCGGTGCGGAAACCTTGGATTGGCCATCCATGCGGAAGGTGGTCCGGAAGGCAGTCAGGTCGGCATCGAAGTACAGGTGCATCGACGTTGCCGTCTGGAGGCCACCCGCCTTGGTGATCGTCTGGTAGTAAGACAGGTCCACCAGGAGCACATCGCCTTGACCCGAGAACGAGTTGGCGTGCTGGGAAACAAACACCGGACGCCCCAGCAAGGAACCGTAGGGCGAAACCTGGATACCACCGACCGAAAGGCCGTTGGGCAGGTAGATCGGGTAGTTGCCCAAGGTCAGGGTGAACAGAGCGGGCAGGACATCGTTATTGATGATCCAGACCGATCTGGCAAAGCTACCGGTTGGCAGACGCGAGATCATCTTGGCCAGGTTCTGCGGCAGCAGCGTCTGCGTCGCCTGGCCGCTTTCTTTAGCCACGGTGACCGTAGCTCCTGCGGTCAAGGCCCCAATCGGCACTCCGTTGCCCGCGCCAAAGAGGATGGACTCGTTGGTCTTCCAGCGAATCGAGTCAGCCACTTTTTCGGGCAGGTAGCTCGTGAGAGCGTTGGCGTCATCCAGCAACTCGTCGGTCGTGGGCACCAGGGCCATGAGCTTTTTGAGCCGCAGGGTTGAGAGACCCAGTACAGGCTTGGTGGCGACGGCCGAGGCAGCCTCTCCCTGCCAGTAGGCACGAATGCCATTGGTCCCCCAGGGCGTGGTCTCGTCCTTGGGGAAGGCCATGCTGTTGCCACTGATCTCTACGTTGTCAGTCAGTGGTAGCAGGGAGTCCTCGCCCAGGGAAAGACGGAAGATCTGCTGCGAGAACTCCGGAGGCACCAGGAAGCCACCGTCCTGACCAGACCCTTCGTTACCGTAGGTGCTGGGGGCTGCAGCGCCACGGCCGCCGCCAATCAGGAGTCGCTCATCGACCGACTTGCCGGGCTTTTCTGCCTGGAAAACGGCCTGCATGAATTCACCCACGGTCTTGAAGCCGTGCTTGGGATCGGCTTCGCGATTGTCGGTGACGGTGATGAAGTTGCCTGCCGACGCATCGACCGTCATGGCCATTTGTGCCTCCTCGGCAATCAGGGCCGCCTCGCGGTCAATAGCCGCAGAAGCCGACTCGATTCGGGTCTTCAGCGCATTAAAGGCCGAAGTCTCCTCATCATTCATGTCGCGGCTCTCGGCCGCTGCGCGGTCGGTCAGCGCACGGGCTTCCTTGATGAGGCCAGCTTTGCGGGCCTGCAGTTCGCGGAGTTGCTTACTCATTTGAATTCTCCAGAAATGAAAATGCCGCCTGACACCTCGCG